ATCTTTGCCAACAAGGTATTAGAGATTATTCAGAAGTCTGGGGTTGCTCCTTCGCCTGAGCATATGTCGGAACTAAAAGAAGTTATTTCCCAAGACTACCGCTTTAAGATTTTGCAAGAAGCCCAGAACCGTGTGGATCGGATGAAGATTCGCATCAGCGATCAGTTCGCACAAGGCGGCTGGGCAAACGCATTTAACGACTTTATTACTGACCTCGTGACTTTCCCATGCGCCTTTATTAAAGGGCCGATTGTCCGGCGTCAGCGTCACCTCGGCTGGGAACAAGACGAGATGGGTCGCACGGTGGTTAAACCTACCGAGCGTATTGCGCCGGAGTATGAGCGTGTTGACCCATTCCGTATTTACCCTGAGCCGGGTATTACGAATATCAACGAGGGCTATCTCTTTCAACATCACCCACTGACCCGAATGGACTTGGCTGACCTGATCGGTGTTCCGGGGTATGACGAGGATGCCATTCGTAAAATCCTTGAGATCGGTAACGGCCAATCATGGATCGGTGAAGATGTTGAACTGATTAAGAATGAGGAAGAACGCAAGTTCTACTCATACATGCGCCCAACAGAAATGTTTGATGCACTAGAGTTCTGGGGCAAAGTTAGCGGACAAATGCTGCTTGACTGGGGTATGTCAGAGGATGAAGTCCCTGACCCGGCCCAAGAATATGATGCAAACGTCTGGCTGGTTGGCGATTACGTTGTCAAGGCTGTTCTTAACTATGATCCATTAGGAGAGAAGCCTTATGCAAAAACTTCATTCATTAAGTGTCCGGGTGCTTTCTGGGGTAAAGGAATCCCTAAAATCATTGAGGATCTTCAAAACGTATGCAACGCGGCTGCGCGAGCGCTTGTCAACAATATGGGCATCTCTAGTGGCCCGCAAGTCGAAGTAAACCTAGAGCGTATTCCTCCTAACGAGGACATCACACAGATGTATCCTTGGAAGATTTGGCAGGTGATGAACGACCCCGTTGGGTCGAGCGCACCAGCCGTACGGTTTACGCAGCCTGAAGATAATGCACAGACCCTTATGGGTGTGTACGAGAAGTTCTCACGTTTGGCTGATGACCACTCAGGTGTTCCTGCGTATCTGTATGGAGACTTGAATGTTCAGGGTGCTGGACGTACATCGTCTGGTTTGTCCATGCTCATGGGAGCGGCTGGCAAGGGAATCCGACAAGTAGTCATGCACATCGACGGAGATGTGATTAAACCCATTGTCCAACGCCAGTTCGTCTACAACATGCGCTATGACGAGGACGAGTCCATTAAAGGCGACGCTGAGGTTATTGCCAAAGGTGCAGTTAACCTTGCGGTCAAAGAAACCGTCAACGTACGCCGTATCGAATTCCTTAATGCAACTGCCAATCCGGTCGATATTGAGATCCTTGGCAAGGATGGTCGCGCCGCGATTCTTCGCGAAGTGGCTAAAGGTTTGCAAATGCCTCTGGATGAACTTGTTCCTTCCAAAGAGAAAAATGCTCTGGCTATGAGAGCCGCACAGACGCAGCAACAACCTGCGCCTACGCCGACACAGCCAGACGGTTCTCCTAAAGGTGGGCAAGAAGGGAATCTAGTGGCAGGTGCTGGCGGGAGGGCTGCATGATTAAGCCCGATCCAAAAGTTGTAAAGGCTCTTGGCATTGCCATGCGTCAGTATCCAGAGATTCTGGACTGGCTTAAAACATGGCGGTATCACGAGTTAGAGCAACTGCCTAGCGCCATCAACAACCCGGCACTCTTACAAGGGCGGTGTCAGGTTTTGGGTGAACTATACAAGTTCGCCAAAGAAGCCCCTGAACTAGCGGCAAAGTCCTAACTGATATGACTCGCCGTCTAATCCACGCACACCGATAGGAGCGTTTAATCATGGCACTACCAGAGCAAATTCGTAAACAGACCGAGGCAGTTCAGGAGTTGTACAAGCAACTCAATGACGATGAAAACAAGGGCAATGAGGCGACCCCTCCTGCCGATGGCGACACTTCGTCTACTGAGACTACTGCAACAAATGGATCAGCACCCAATGCCGACGAGAATTCTGCAACGAATAACGCTGCTCAACCGCAGGGGAATGAGCATACCCCCGGCGGGACAAATCCAGAAGATGACCCCAATTCTGAGACTTACGCTCAGAAATGGCGCACATTGCAAGGTATGTACAACGCTGAAGTTCCGCGTCTGCACTCGCAGAATCGTGAACTAAATAGCCGCGTACAGCAGATGGAACAATTGCTGGCATCACTGTCAGCACAATCTTCTCAACCTGCACAGCAGACTCAAGTTGCCCCTTTGGTAACAGAGACTGATGTGGCTGAGTATGGTGAATCTCTTGATGTTATGCGTCGCGTAACCCGAGAAGAACTTTACCCAGTGGCCCAGAAGATTGCACAGTTGGAGCAGGTAATCCGCTCGTTGCAAACCAGTGTCGTACCTCAGGTACAGGCAGTGGCTCAGCGACAAGCACTGACTGCTGAACAACAGTTCTGGTCTGACCTTTCAAGTGCAGTCCCCAACTGGCGAGATCTTAACGATGACCACGGCTTTCAGTCATGGTTGTTGGAAGTTGATCCGCTTACTGGGATTAGCCGCCAGACCTACCTTGAGGATGCTCAACGCAGCCTTGATGTACGCCGTGTTGCTAGTTTCTTTCAGACTTGGAACGAGTTGACTGGCAAAGCCAATGTTGCTCAAAACACTCGTCGGACAGCGACTGCTTCAGAGTTGGAGCGTCAGGTTACACCGGGTCGTTCTAAGAACACCGGAGTTCCTGCGAACAACAATGGCAAGACGTATTCTCCTGATGACATCAAACTTTTCTTTAATGATGTTCGTTCGGGTAAATACCGAGGCCGTGAGGCAGAGCGTGACCGCATTGAACGCGACATTTTCGCTGCACAGCGAGACGGTCGCATAACTGTTAACGCTTGATTAGAGGAGTTTTATCATGGGATTTCCCGTAACCGCAGGCCGCCCGAATTATTCGGGTAACTTCATCCCCGAGATTTGGTCGGGCAAACTGATCGAGAATTTCTACGACGCAACTGTGTTGGCTGCTATTTCCAACACCGATTACGAAGGTGAAATTCGCAACATGGGTGACACGGTTAACATCCGTACTACCCCTGAGATCACCATCAAGACCTATGTAAAAGGTCAAACCCTGTCAGTTGAGAATCCTGACAAACCCAAACTGCAACTTGTTATCGACAAAGGCGAGTACTTTGCTTGCGTTGAGGACGATGTGGATAAGGTTCAGTCGGACATCAACCTGATGGATACTTGGTCAAAAGACGCTTCCGAGCGTATGAAGATCAAGATTGACCAGCGCGTTCTGACCGACATTTTGCCGGACATTTCTGCTGACAACAAAGGTGCGACCGCTGGTCGTATCTCCAACAACATCGACTTGGGTACGACTGGTTCGCCTATCGCCGTTACCAAGACCAACGTGTTGGAGTACCTCGTTGACATCGGTACTGTTCTTGATGAGGCAAACTGCCCAGAAGGTAACCGCTTCGTAGTTATCCCTGCCAAGATGGCCGGTATGATTAAGAAGTCTGACCTTAAGGACGCTTCCTTGACCGGTGACAGCGTGTCCATTCTTCGTAATGGTCGCCTTGGCATGATTGACCGTTTTACGGTTTACATGAGCCATAACCTCAGTGTAACTAGCGGTAAGTTCAGCATCATCGCTGGTCACAAGATGGGTTTCACTTTTGCTTCGCAAATGACCAACATGGAAACCATTCGCTCTGAGACCACCTTCGGCAACATCATCCGTGGTCTACAAGTGTATGGCTACAAAGTGGTCAAGCCTGAGGCATTGGCGCAAGGCATCATCACTCTGTAATTGACGGGGGGCTTCGGCCCCCTCTCGCAACTTTTTAGGAGAATTTGAAATGGCAACATATACCGACTCATACGGTTTTAACAAAGGCACGGCAGGATTTCGTGCTGATGGGCTGACCAAGGTAACTCGCATGGAAGTAGTTCTGGACTTTGCAAAGATTGCTGCTGCTCGTACCGCCGCTGGCGCTACTGCTTTGGCTTCTGGTGATGTTCTGGAAGTTATTCCTGTCCCAGCCAAAGCGCTAGTTATGCGTGTTGGCTATGATGTAACTACGGCTGAAGGTGCTACCGCTACGTTTGATCTTGGCGATGGTTCTGATACCGATGGTTACCTCAACGATGCTGACCTGAACGCTGTTGGTTCTGGCGTGATGGCTCTGACGTTGGCTAGTGGTACGCCTAATACTGTCGCTGGATATTCCAACGGCAAGTATTATTCGGCTGCTGACACAATCGACGTTCTGTTGAACAATAGCAGCATTGACACTGCCGTTGTTCGTATCTGGGCATTGGTTGCTGACTGCTCGTAATTAGGATGGGGGCTTCGGCCCCCTCCTTTCAAGGAGGTTATTATGGCCCGTGATGTTACTTCGATACATACAAATACCGATGCTGTACTCTATACCGGACAAATTCGGATGCTGGGTTTCTTGTATACCTCTAGCGGTGGATCTTTAGATCACATTAAAATTTATGACGGCCTTACTGCAACAGGCCCTATTAAATTAGAACTTGATACTACGAAACAAGGAGTTGTAGCATTTAATATCCCTGAAGGCGGGATGATATTTTCTACTGGTATCTATTGTGATATTGGTGGGGCTACTTCGGTAACCATTTTAGTTCGGGACTAATATGGCTAAAGTCATTAAAAAATCTGCAATGCCATGTAACTCTCCAAAGAGAACACCGGGGCATGCTACTAAGTCACATGTTGTAAAAGCATGCGCTAATGGGCAAGAAAAGATTATTCGCTTTGGTCAACAGGGCGTTAGTGGCGCTGGATCTAGTCCAAGCACACCAAGTGAGAAGGCGCGGCAAAAAAGTTTTAAAGCCCGCCATGCAAAGAACATAGCCAAAGGCAAGATGTCTGCGGCGTACTGGGCGGATAAAGTCAAATGGTAGCCAAGGCCAAACCAAAATCCAAAGTAAACGCAGCGGGCAACTATACAAAGCCTGAGTTGCGTAAGCGGATTGTGGCGCAGGTTAAGGCTGCGGCAGTTCAGGGTACGGCTGCTGGTCAGTGGTCAGCCCGTAAAGCGCAGTTAGTGGC